CGCCCATCTACCAATACCTAAATGCGAAATACCAGTACGCCTACCCCCAAATACTACTCCACGATTATTAATAGCACTGATTCTATCAAGAATAGCTCTTTCTGCTGCACCTTCATTATTTTGGATAGTCCTAACCCAACTATCTGATTCTGGACTTAATGTAATAGTTCCAGATGTAAAGGAAACGACATGAAACGGATTAACATTTTCTTGTTCTGTTGCAAAGGATTGCTGAACCCATGGAACTTCATCATATTGTAAAGTAACAGTATTTCCAGTCTTCTGAACATTTGAATCATATAAAGGATAATCTGTTCCAAAATCTAACTCTTCATCAACCGTACTTATAGCAGGTAGAAGTAAATTGCTAAGAGTATTTCTAGAAATTAATGGTCTAATAACTCTATTACCAGTATCAACGGTTATACTTGATTCACTTAAATCTACAAAATTATCATTAATAAAACTATCTACAAAAAATCCACTCTTAAATCTATCTCTACCATAAGCATCTTGTATAGTCAATGCTTCAGTACCAACTTCCAATAAAGATAAAGTAGTTACAGTTTCTAAAGACTCAATTCTACTTTCAAGAGATCCAATATCACGCATTGTATATCTTCTATTATCTGCAAGAGTTATTTGTGCATCTCTTGTATTGTAAAGATATGGTGGTAATATAATATCAGCTAATAACATAGAGTCATTAGAAGCAGCTGGAGGGGATGGATTTTTAGCAGGTTGACCCTTTATTAGATTTAATTTACCTGATACATCCAAATATAATTTATCAATTCTCCCAAGATAAAATTCATATCCCAATGCACTATTTTCATTAGATGTTACTATAAATTTAGGGACATCTGCAAATGCAGTGGTTCTATTAGAGAATGAGAATGGTGATGAATCAGTAGCAGTAAATTTAGATACTCTTGGTCTAAAGTCTAAAGTATCAGTTGCTCTTATTCCACTATTACCAATCACTGGAATATCATTCGTATATCTATCTCCACCATAACTCAATACAGAGAATACATCTCCAGTATCATCGACAGCAACATCATAATAATCACATATAATTAATAACTGTCTTGATGGTATGTAAGAATTAACTCTTCTAACAATTCTAGAATAATCATAATATTGTTCTCTTTGTCCTTTATCTAGATAGAAAGAATTTGTAATATCAATATATTTTCCATCATCAGATTGTGAATTAATATTTTCAATAGTAGTTTGAATATTAGATTCATCAAATACTACTTCTTCACCACTATCAAATGCAATATCATTAATATACACTACACCCAATCTATTATTTCCACCAGATGATGGGGTTGAACTATTATTTGTAACTACTCTTGCAATAGCACCAGAAGTCCTTCCTGTAATATTTTCTCCAATTTTTGCATTAGTTAAAACATTTGCAGATGAAGAAAATTCTATATTATCCAAAGTAGGTGCATTTGCATTAACAGATTCATAAATTGCCAATACTCTAGACACATCAGGAACATTTAAAGATATTTCTTCATCCTGAACTCTTAATCCATAAGCAGTACCGTTATATGTCAATCCATCGTTGAGATTGGCAACAGAACTACCAGATCCTGCATTTCTTGATTTATCTACAGTAACTATCTGACTTTTCTGATATTGCTTTATTTTACTTTGTATTCCTTGCTTCTCTGCAGTTACACTAATTACGGTATTAGCATCAGCATTACCTACAGTTCCTAATCCAGCAAAACTTAAAGAAGAACTTCCACTTAATAACTCTACTTTATCAGAAGTTACTGTGGCAAATCCAACAGTACTACCAAAATGAATTGAATATCTATTAATAGTATATGGTTCAAAAAATGCAGTTGATATAGCTACACCACTACCATCATTAAGATCACTTATAGAAACAGTACCACCCATTCCAGATAAAGATTGTCCTGTCAGTTGTGCAGAAACATTTAAAGTAGATCTAGAAAAATCTACAGAAGAAATATTTCTCTCTGGAAGTACTCCATATAAACCAACATCCCTAGAATCTAAAGATGAGACAGCTTGGAATACTGTAGGAGAACTATTATCAACAGCTCCTCTATATACTCCAGCAATAGGGGAAAGAGCAGCAAGAGTTAGGTTTTTACCACCAGCACCAATACCAGTTATTATATTATAATTAATATCATCTTGCCCTTGTGATTGATATGAAAGTATATCACCTGCTTTAATATTAGTAAATATTTTTCCAGCACTTTCAAGTTTATTACCACCAGTTATATTACCTTGAGTAATTCCATTAGGAAGAGAAATCTGTTGTAAAAGAGCATCTGCTTTAAAATCTTGAGTGTATGAACCTGATGCAGTCTGTTTAAAAGATTTAATATCTCTACCACTATATGTAACAACTTCAGTAATTGATCTTGCCTTACTTTCACCATTAATATGAATTTCTTCATTCTTAATATATTTTCCTGAAGTAGTGGTAACATTTATCCAATTAGTTCCACTTTCCAAACCTAATGAACTAGCTGTTGTTCCATTCGAATCAGAATATCCTTGAGCTCCGCTATTTTTACCCTTTATATGATAACCAATAGTAACTTCAGAGGATGTTAAACTATCATTTAATGCAA